CAAGACTGGAATAGCAGATCAAATTGCGCAGGTTCCTCCCCCTGTGCATATTTCTTAAACCATACTGCTTTAACCATACCGCCGCCGAGCGGAGCGGGCTGTTGCTGATACTGGCCCGCAAAGTTGTATTCGCCCAGCGTGCGCCGAAGGTTTTTAAGCGTTGCAACTGGTTCACGCTCCGGGTGCAGAGCTTCACCGGCACGACGCATTACTGTGCGGGTTTTATATGGCGTTTGAATGATGTGCGTCTCATTCTCTTCCGCGATGGCCGGTAGCCGCACGAGATCCCAGCTTTCTTGCCCCAGTACATGGCCAACCAGGTCATCTTCGTGCAAGCGCTGCATAATAATGACGATGCAACCCTTGCTCTTGTCGTTCAGGCGGCTGTACAGAGTGTGCTCGAACCATTCGTTGACTGCGTTCCGCTGGGTGTCAGACAACGCCTCATCGGGCTTCAAGGGATCGTCAATGATGATGTAGTCCGCTCCACGGCCCGTCAGAACACCCCCGACCGAAGTGGCGAGACGGAAACCGCGCTCCGTGGTCAGGAACTCCTGCAGGGACTGTTTCTCGGGCGCGAGCCGAGTAGAAAACAGATGGCGATACCAGTCGCTGGCCATCAGCATCCGGCAATCCAGCGAGTGTTTGTTCGCCAAGTCCTGGCCATAGCTGGCACAAATTATCTGGGAATGCGGGTCGTGGCCCAACAGATAAGCGGGAAAAGCGACCGCAGCCGACATGGATTTAAGCGATCGAGGCGGCACGTTGATGATCAGTCGATTGACCTCGCCGCGATGACAAGCCTCTAGTTTGGCAGCGATCAGCTCATTGTGCCAGTTGTGAAGGAATGGGGTCCGTGGGTTTAGCTCACCAAAAGCGCGGTGGGTGAATGTATATAAGTCGGTTCGCGAGAATGCTTGGTATTCGGCTGGACTAAGCTTCATGTTCATTCCCCTTGGGTATCCCAGCTTGGTTTTCGTTTTCCTCTGAATGGAAACGCTTCAAAATCCCCTCGACCACTTCTTGATCAAGTTCGCTGAAGGCCGGGCCTTGAGATCCAGGTGCGTTGTGCTTCGCTTCGGCATCACGTGCTAATTCGAGGAGTTGTCGCAAGGCTCGCATGTCGCCCGACGCCGCTTTATTGACGAGTTGCTTTAAAGCTGCCTCGAGTTTCGTCACCACTCGTCTGCGGCCGTTTTCGTTGATCACGACTTTTTCTCGCAGCGTTTTCGTGAACAGTGTGGCCAAATTCAAGCTGCCCTTCGGTCGGCCGTGAGGATTTCCAGAAATTCCCTTCTTGAAACGAGTGGCTTGGGGAGTTGAGCAGTAACCCACTGGTTTGGCGCCGTTCGGATCTTCACTACTGCTGTCCATGTGCAGCCCCCTCTTGCTCCATGTCAGAGAATGTGCGCCCTGAGACGGCGTGCATCGCGGTAAGGCCCGTGAACGCTTGCCAGCGGCGAACGATCGTGTCGACATAAAGTGGATCGATTTCGATACCGAAGCAGACTCGTCCGGTGCGTTCGGCTGCAATGACCGTAGTGCCGCTACCAAGAAAAGAATCAAGGATGATGTCGTTTCGGGCGGTGCAATCCATAATTGCGTCAGCCACTAAAGCGACGGGCTTTACGGTTGGGTGTAATTCGAGCAGATTTCCTTCCTCCGTTGACCGCGAAAAAGAATTCGCACCTGGGTAAGACCAAACATTCGTCCGATAACGCCCGTACTGGCCGAGTTGGACATTGTTGCGGTGAGAGTTGTTTCCGTTCTTGAATACCAGCACCAACTCATGCTGACTACGGTAGAGCGAGCCCATGCCGCCGTTGTCTTTGACCCAGACGCAGAGGTTCTTGAGTTCGGTATAAACCTGTTTCCCCGCGGCTAAGAGCTCTCGCAGGTGTCGCCAATCCATAAAGATGTAGTGCAATGAGCCGTCGACACTGCGGGAAGCCAGTAACCCAAAGACTTGCGCCAGAAAGGCAGTAAAATCAGCTTCACTCATCTCACCGCAAGCCATTTGAAAATTCCCGTGCCGGATCGCTCCCAAACCACTCGCATGGCCCGCGATCTTGACGTTGAATGGCGGATCCGTAAAAACCGCGGCTGCACGACACGTGTCCATGAGGGTGGAGAAACTGTCGGCCTCGCGGGCGTCTCCACAGTAGATTCGGTGACCCCCTAGCATCCACAGATCCCCATTTCGACACACCCGGACGGCGTTCTCCAATTGCGGTACTGCATCGCCAGCATCGCTGACGCCGATTGACGGCGCTATCCCCTCAATCGCAATGTCAATCTCAGCCATTTCAAATCCGGTAGCCTCGAGACTGAAATCGAGCTCAACTTCTGAAAGAGACTTCAGTTGCTCGGCCAGCAGCCGATCATCCCAACTGGAATTCTCGGTTAGTTTGTTGTCGGCAATTATGAAAGCTTTGGCCTGAGTCTCTGTCAGGTGCTCAAGACGAATAGTAGGTACTTCCGTGAAGCCCGCAAGCTTCGCCGCCTCGACGCGTCCGTAGCCCGACATGACCTGTGAAGAGCCATCGACTAAGACCGGAACGTTGAAACCGAACGCTTTCAGGCTCTCCGAAATTTGTCTTATTTGTTTGGTGCTGTGGACCCGGGGATTCCTAGGATTGAGTTTGAGGCTTGCGGTTGGAAGGTAGACGATTGCCAGTTTCGAGGCATGCACTCGGCAACTCAACGTTGCGTCTAGTTGCCGACATGAGATTGGAACCATGGTGTTGGTCCTCCTTGACCATCAACATGGTTTATTCTGCCTTGCAAAGGTTCAGCGGCAATGGGCGAGTTTAGTCCAAGAAAATGGCTGATTGACCGAGTAGCGGAAACGACCGATCTCTAAGAACCACGACGCAGATAAGCTCGATTCCTATCACGCTCTTTCTCTTCGAGTTGGGTCGGCGCTCGCGTTGTGTCGACGATATTTCGGGCACGGACCCAGCCTTAGCGTGAACGCTTTATTCCAATGGCTGCCATTGAGCGCAATGTTCTCACCAAATCCTGCGTCCACTGCGAACACGCTTTCCGCACGGCCCTTCGATCGGAAGTCCGCCAAAGCTCGTTTCACTTCCGTTTCAGAAATGTGCATATCCGGGAATTTTTCTCGAACCCATGCCACGGCCATCTTTACGGCTTCGGAGTATTTTTCGCCAGAATCCCTCGCCTCGTCGAAAGCTCGTACGGCCAATAAGCTCCGAAGCAGCGTCCAGCCTTCCGTCGCGCCGTACTTTTTCGGCCTACCTCGTGGTGCCATACATCCTCTCTAGCAATTGGCTTGAATATTGCTGCAAAGGAAGCGTCAATGTCGACGTACTGGAGGCACTATGCCCGCCCCGATTTCGGAACGTCTGTCTTTACTGACGCGGCTCAGTAAAGCCGCCTTACGCGACCTCTGGAAACAGCTTTACAAGACTGCCCCGCCGTGTCAATTGCGAAGGCGCCTATTCGTTTCATTTCTTGCTTACCGCATTCAGGAACAAACGTTCGGTTCACTCAGCCCGGCGAGTCATCGTCGACTCCGGCAGCTTGCTCATTCTTTCGAGACTGACCCCGATTCGAAAATCTCCGGAACGCCGAGGATCAAACCTGGAACCCGTCTCGTACGGCAGTGGCGAGGTCTCGTGCACGTAGTGAACGTGGAAAGAGGAGGCTACGAGTACAGGGGGTCACGCTATCAAAGCCTTTCCGAAATCGCACGCCTTATTACCGGCACCCGATGGTCGGGGCCACTGTTCTTCGGCATCAAGAACAAGCGAACGAACAGAGCCGGAAGACCAAATGAGCGCTGAGCCGAAGGCCGTCATTCGATGTGCAATCTATACCCGCAAATCCTCCGAAGAAGGGCTGGAACAGTCGTTTAATTCCTTGGATGCTCAGCGGGAGGCCTGCCTCGCCTTCGTCGTCAGTCAGCGACACGAAGGCTGGCGACCACTCTCGGCGCGCTACGACGACGGGGGATACTCTGGCGCGACGCTTGTTCGCCCGGCGCTACAGCGCCTGATGGACGACGTCGAGAATAACAACATCGACACCATCGTCGTGTACAAAGTCGATCGGCTCACACGTAGCCTGGCCGACTTCGCCAAGATCGTCGAAGCCCTGGATGCGCGAAAAGTGTCCTTTGTGTCCGTCACTCAGCAGTTCAACACCACGAGCTCGATGGGGCGGCTGACTTTAAACGTGTTGCTCTCTTTCGCTCAATTCGAACGGGAGGTTACCGGAGAGAGGATCCGCGACAAGATCGCGGCCTCCAAGCGGAAAGGTATGTGGATGGGTGGCAACGTGCCACTGGGATATGACCTCAAGGATCGGAAACTGATTGTGAATCCGGAAGAAGCAAAGCTGGTTTGCAGTTTCTTCAATCTCTATCTTGAGCTGGAATGTGTCTCCGGACTAAAGGCCAAGCTCGACCGGGAAGGAATAAAGAGTAAGGTACGGATTAGCGCAGGCGGGAATAAGTCGGGTGGACACTCCTTTTCACGTGGCGCGCTGTATCAGATCCTTAAGAACCGCATTTACCTGGGAGAAATTCCACATCGAGGCGTGAGCCATCCTGGCGAACACAAAGCCATCGTTCCGCTTGCTCTCTGGAAAAAGGTACAGGCTCAGCTAAGAAGCGACAATCAAGGACGGCGCAATGGTGTCAGGGCACACTCTCCCAGCTTGCTGACTGGCTTGCTGGAAGACGCCGAGGGTAGGTGCTTCACTCCTTCGCACACGGTAAAGAACGGAAAACGATATCGGTACTACGTTTCCCGAGGGGCAATCAATGGTCTTGGGCCTCAAATGAAATCAATCCGCCTGCCCGCCCATGACATTGAAGAGGCAGTCTCGTTCAGATTGCAGTCTTTCTTGCGTTCCACCAGGGAAGTCCTCGATAGGCTCAGCTTGCCTGAGGATTCTCCGGCAGTAATTGAAAAGCTTTCGTCAGCTGCGATGAAGCGATCCGAACAGTGGGCGACCGACTCTTCAGCAGCAGTGCAATACTTCGTGAGAAGAGCAGTGCGACGCGTGGTGGTTCGAATGGACAAGATCGAAGTTGAAGCCAGCAAAAGGGAACTGCGGGAAACAATCATCGACAGCCAGTTCGCAACATCAGGCAAGAGACATCGAGTGAGAACGGACGAGCATTCCGACGATCTCATCCGCTTTGATTTTGCAACTCGGCTAGCACGTTGCGGCTGTGAAATGCGGCTTCTTGTCCCTCCCGATTCCCACGAAATCGAGACACGTGTGGTTACACCACTAGTAAAGGCCATAGCACGCGCCCACGACTGGTGTGAACAGCTAGTAACCGGCAAAGCCTCGACCCTTCGATCGATTGCTGAAAAGACTGGGCTGAACGAACGGTACGTAAGGCGGGTATTAGAATGTGCCTTCCTCGCTCCCGATATTATAGGAGCCATCCTTGATGGAGTTCAGCCCCCAGATTTAACCTTTGAGAGAATTACCCGTCGCGTCCCGTTGAACTGGGTCGAACAGCGACATCAGCTTGGGTTCCCCGCTGCCAAGATGGCAAGAAAACTTTAGCTCAATTCGAGACACACGGGCCGCCCCGCTAATGTCATGAAATTCCCTGTTACGGTCCTGATGAATCTCTGTTCGTAACGAGTTGCGATTGCCAACAACTGCTGCCGAATGTCAACCTTAAGAGTGCAGACACTGCGACCTTGCCAGCAAGAATGACAAAATTCCCTGTATTCTCCCCTGTTAGCAGGGATTTGGAACGGAGAGCAGTTCGCACCTGACTGCACGCTCCGCCATACAGTCTGAACTGAAGAGAAACTCGGCTGCGTTGCCCTGAAACAAACTCGGAATCGCCGCAATTCCGCAACTCTTGCTCTCAAACCGGACCAGAGAAAGTGTCCAGCTGAA